CTTTTCTTGAGTTCTTCGTCATCAAGTCTACCGAGATAGTATTCGGTCTTGATCTTCTTCATTCTATGAAAATCAAACAGACACTTCTTAGACAAAAGATTCTGTTCTGTAAGAATTTTAGTGTAACGAGAATGAAGAATTGGTATTCTTAGGATTTCTTTGCCAGGTTCAGTATCATCTACCTTCGCATCACGTTCCCACATTTCAATTACATCATCAATAGTTGTTGGCATGCTATGCTCTCAAAACAAATATCCTATATTATAAACTAAACTCTTTGCAATGTAAAGTAAGAATACCGAAATATTGCATCACATAGAATAGGACTATCAGGCGAGAATTCTTCACTCAGATCAATAGTGCCAACTGAAATTGGAAACAGATCAATAAATTTGAAACGAATGTTAGGATTGTTTTTATTGGTGTTTACAGTAAGAATAGCGTCACTGTATTGTGGTAACTTTTCCAAACTCTCATCAAGAACCAATCCACCAGGAATCGCATTTCTTTTAAGAGATTTTAAATTTTTATATTGATCAAAATTTTCTGGGAAAGTCATAGCTGTAATCCAATCATATAAACTTTGCCATGACTTGTAATCTTCATCAACAAGAAATGAAATTCTGAACTCATCATACATGATTTTATCGCCAGGGATAGGAAGATCAGAAAATGGTGTAGCGAATTGCGTTGGATTCATTGAAACACCAGGAACATTTACATTCTGACAGAAATAAGTGACTTCAGGAATTCTTGAAAAAGAAAGCCTGAATTTATTACCGATTGCTAAACTTAAATTTTCTGGCTGATAGGGTTGTTTCATATTTCCCTCGCATTATTGAGTATTTATATAAAAAGAAGGGGAGCCGAAGCTCCCCTGTCTTTTGATCGCTTTATTGTTGTTATTATGCGATCATATCACATGTTACTGAAGATTAGTAACAATAAACTTACGATAGTACACGTTGCTGTTATTGGCAAGTGAACCGTCGAACACAGTGGTTCCTTTCGCGAAGGGATTCATGACCATGCCGTAGCGGGTCTTGAAGCCGATTCTTGGTTGGAAACTATCAGGATCAATTGCACGAACCATCTGCAGAGGAACATAGGGGCAATAGAACAGACCTGCGTCATATACTGCTGAACCTTTGTATCCAGAAACAACATAGTTCTGAGTTGCAATTGAGTAGGGGTCAATGTAGACCTTAACGCGACCGAACAGCGTACCAACAAAGGTATTACCAGTTGGGTCAACATCAAGATTGGTTTGACCAGTGAGACCTGATTGATAATCAAGCAGACCAGACATCGCGAGTGCAGAAGCAACGTCGCTAGATGTGATCAGAAGATTACCCTTTCCTCTACGAGTTTCTCTCGCAATCTTGTTCAGATCACGCTCGATAGCGAAAATCAGGTTCTTGTACTTCTCAACCTGCCATCTACCGTCGATGTCTGAGCTACCAGTTGCGAGGTTCATGGTACCAGCATCAGCAGGACCGCCGACCTTAGCAATTGAATATACTGAACGTACAACTTCTCTGTTGATTTCAGCAAGAATTTCTGTTGACAGAATATTGCTGAGTTCAGTCTCTGCGTCCAGACCATGAACTGCCTTGAGATCTTGAGCAAGTTCGATTGAGTAGGATGCTTTCAGCTGACGGGTCTTAGCAGTAACAGTTACTTTCTCGATTGAGAAACCCATTTCTGCGCTGATATTTCCTTCGCCAGTGGCAGTGGAAAGACCAGTGCCAGTGTTAGCCAACAGGAAAGTTGTGCTATTTGCTGGGTTAACAGTTGATCCAGAAAGTCCAAGATGCTCACCAGTTCCTGCGAACGCTGTATTAGCTTCGTTGTAGAACGCTTCTGTACCCAGTGTTTGACCACCATATACTGATCTCATTGCGAAAATCAGACCAGTAGGACCATTCATTGGCTGAACACCAGCGATGTCGTATGCCATAAGATTTGGCAGTGAACGACGGATCAGGCTGATCAGAATAGGATCATAACCTGCGCCAGGACCACTTGATGTTGCTGCGCCAGTGAAACCACCAGTCGCGCCAACAACGTTCGTTGGGGTTGCTTCGTTAAGAATACCAGCTTCTTCGCGGAACGCTCTTTCTTGATTCTCCAGAATTGCCGCAGTCACTGCCCGACGATGGGGGTCAGAAATCTTTGGGAGTTCGGGATGGTCAAGAACTGGCGACCACTTCTTTTGTAATGTTTCGGTTAAAAACATAATAGTGTGCCTCTTTATTTAATTAAAGTTCTTGATATTGCCTTAACATAATCACTCATTACTGCAGAAGTTACTTCAGGATCTTCCTGAGGAGCATCTTCGTGTAATGTTTCGATCAAAGAAACTTGATCTTTTCCAACTTTCTTTGAGAAATAGCTCTCTTTGATTACTTCGAGCTTTTCCCTATACTCACCATCTGCGGTGAACTCTACACCCTCTGCGAGTGTCTTCATCTTCTCAATTTGAGTGGTCGTCAGACCTTCACAAACTGAAAGGAGAATTTCTTTCTTTTCGCCTTCTTGAATCTGCTTCCACATCTCAATGTTTCTATTGAGTACAGTTTGAAGTTCTTCTTGAAGTTCATCAACTTTAGCAGTAAGTTCTTCAACGACGTTAACCTGCTCTTCGGGAATGTCGATGTAGTTTTCTGCGAATAGATTACGAAGACCATTGATAAAGTCTTCAACAATTTCTGAACGAAGACCAGATTGAATTGCAACTTTGTGCTCTTCTTTCCATTCATTGATTGCGTATCCAAGATAACTGTCAATGTTTTCTTCGAGATCTGCTTTAATTTCTTCGATTGATTGTTCAGCTGCTTCGAGAATTTCTTCTTCGAGCTGCTCAACAACAGTGATTGCTCTAGCAATAACAGCTGATTCGAAAATTGTAGCTGCTTTTGCTTTGAAATCTTCAGAAAGATTTTCGTCGCCGAAAAGCGCAGTCATATCTTCTTCGATTCCAAGATCTTTCATTGCTGTGCGAATCATTTCGATTTTAGCTTCTCTTGCCTCAGCAATTTCTTCTTCGGTGAGTTCGGCTTCTTCTTCTTCAACTTCTTCAGAAAGCTCAGCTTCAAGTTCAGCGAGTTCTTCTTCTGAAAGAGAATTGAGATATTCATCGAGCTCTTCTTCAGTGAAGAGAAGATCTTCATCAGATTCTTCTTCTTCCTTTACAGTGCCCTTTGATGGTTCTGCAGCGACTGGCTTATCAGCTGGTCTTGCTGGAACTTTGGTAGCATTTGCGGATGCTTTCTTACCAACATCACCACCATCGGGTTGTGAATTTGTAGAGCCGCCAAGATCAACGACTTCGCCTTCTAGTTTTTTGGTTCCTTCAGCTGGTGCGCTTGATTTCGATCCACTCAGAATTTCAGCGGCAGCTTCTGCTAATGTTTTAATTGCCATGAGGTTAAACTCCTGTCCTTATAGTTTTATTTATATAAATTACAATTTGGAAATGAAGTTGGCGAATTGACGCAATTTAACTTCTTCCAATTGCTTTTGCTTTGCCCTTTTAATTTGCTTTTGCATTTGTTCAATCTCCATTTCTTGGAGAACACCATTCATAAAAACCCATTCTTTATTTTCCATAATACCACGAACAAACGCATCAGGCGCTGAGGGGTCAGCAACTATATCTGCCGCTGTGGCTAGATAAAAGTCATCTTGGACCAACTGATAACCATTTGATGGTTTCAGTGATCCCATTCCTCGAGAAGATACACCTAATTTTGCACCTTCATCGATTAAATTCTTAACAATATTACCATAAGGTGTACCAAGAATTTTGGCTTTCCCAATGTAGTTATTACCATCTTCTCTAAGAGAAACGATCATATGTGAAACGCGATCGAGATTAATAGAGGGTGAATCGGGATGTCCTAGTTCACCAAATGCTCTCTTTTCGTTGATGTATTCTTTCTCGTATCTTTTTACTTCGCGCTCCATGATGGGCTTTGGATAAACCCTACCATTTCTGTTCTTCTGTTCTGATTGCATGAAGACGCCTTCAATGAA